CGCCGCCATCATCCCGAAGGGGATGGAAATCGAGTTCATCGAGACGAAGGCAGCCGACAAGTCTGGCGATCTCTACCTCGCGCGGGTCAACCACCTCGACCAGCAGATCTCGAAGCTGGTGCTCGGTCAGACCACGACGACCGACGCGGTCTCCGGCGGCCACGCGGTGGCCCAGGAACACCGCCAGGTGCAGGAGGACATCGAGCGCGACGACGCGATCACGCTGTCCGCGACGCTGACACGGCAGCTCGTCCATCACATCGTGGCGTTCAACTTCGGCCCGCAGCCCGAGTATCCGGTCATCGTGATCGGGCGCCCGGACGAGGTGCCGATCGCGGCCGTGGTCGACGCCCTCGCCAAGCTCGGCGACAAGGGGCTCGTCGTCGAGACGAGCGAGCTGCGCGACCGGCTCGGCTTCGCGGAGCCGGCGCCGGGCGCCGACGTGATCGGCACGCGCCGCGTCCTCGACGCGCCGCCGCCGAGCCCCGCCCTGTTCGCGCGCGCCGCGCTTGCGCCCGACGACGACCGGATCGAGGCGCTCGTCGGCGTCGCGGCGGCGGAGGCGGCCGAACCCTTCGACGCACTCCTCGGGAGGGTGCGCGCGACGCTTGAAGGTGCCCGCGACCTCGCCGACGCGCTGGCGCGCCTCGACCGGCTCGCGCTCGATCCGACCGCGCTCGGCCGCGCGCTCGCCCGCCACGGCGCGCTCGGCTACCTCGTCGGCCGCGCCGACGCCGCCGATCCGGAGTGAGCCCGTGACGCCGTCGTTCGGGGAGGGCTTCCGCTTCGAGGAGGCGCTGCGCTTCTTCCTCCAGAAGGCGAGCATCCCGACCGAACGCTGGACCGACGTCTGGGAGCGCGCCCACGCCCGGCACTTCATGGTTGCGGGCGCGGCGGCGGCGGCGCTCCTCGACGACATCCGCGGCGAGGTCGTCCGCGCGATCGAGGGTGGCTCGACGTTGGGCGAGTTCACCGCCCGCTTCGGCGAGATCGCGCGCCGGCACGGCTGGGCCTTCCGCGGCGAACCCGGCTGGCGGGCGCGCGTGATCTACCAGACCAATCTCGCCATGGCCTATTCGGCCGGCCGCTACGCCCAGATGACCGCCCCGGAGGCGCTCGCGGCCTTCCCCTACTGGCAATACCGGCATTCCGGCGCGAAGCATCCGCGCCTGCATCACTTGGCCTGGGACGGCCTCGTGCTGCGCGCGGACGATCCGTTCTGGAGCGTCGCCTGGCCGCCGAACGGGTTCAACTGCGGCTGCTGGGTGCGCGGCGTCTCGGTCCGCCAGCTCGCCCGCATGGGCAAGCCCGGCCCCGATCGCGCGCCGGTGCTCGACACCTGGACCGAGCGCAACCCCAAGACCGGCGAGACCTTCCGCCGGATCGAGGGCATCGACAAGGGCTTCGGCTACAATGTGGGCGAGGCCTGGCTCGGCCCGCCGCGCATCCCCGATGACGTCGCGGCGCGGCTGCCGCCGCTGCCGGTTGCGCCGCCCGCGCCCGGCGCCGACGTGCCGTTGCCCTTCGCGGATGCGAGCGCGGGCGACGCCATCCTCGGCGCCGCGACGCGCGACTGGCGCGCGAGCCTGACCCCGGCGGAGATCAGGGCCGTCACCATCTGGCGGCGGGAGGGGCGGCAAATCAACGAGGTGCTGCGCCGGTCGGACGCTCCGGATGCGATTGCCCCGGTGCTGGAGGCCCTCGACGCCGCGCTCGCCCGCGCCCGCGCCCCGCGCGCCCTGGTGCTCTGGCGCGGGGTCAAGGATTTGACCTTCCTGCGCGGGTTCCCGCCGGGCACGGGCTTCCCCGATCCCGGCTACGTCTCGGGCTCGATCCAGCGTGGTGTCGCGCGCCGCAACGCGAGGCGCGGCGGGCACGTCGTTGAGATCCGCGTGCCGGCCGGCTATCCTGCGGCCTACGTCGCGCGGGTCGGGCCGGACGAGCCGCGGCAATACGAGGTGCTGCTGCCGCGCGGGGCGCACTTCCGGGTGGTCGAGGCCGGCGACCGGATCGTGCTGGAGGTGGTGCCATGACGCGGGCCGATATGATCGTGGACGCGCAAAATTGCCCCAGGAGCGACGATCATCTCCGGATGGCCCGCGGGTCGGCCCAGCCACGCGAGGCCCTTCGACGGCCATCGATACCCCTTCGACGGGCATCGATAACCCTTTCGACGGGGCGATGCCCCCGGACTGGGCAAGATCACGCCGCGCGCGGCACCGCGAGGCGCGGCGGGCACATCGTTGATATCCGCGTGCCGGCCGGCTATCCTGCGGCCTACGTCGCGCGGGTCGGGCCGGACGTAGCCGCGGCAATACGAGGTGCTGCTGCCGCGCCGGACGCACTTCCGGGGGCCGAGGCCGGCGGCCGGATCGTGCCGGGGGTGGTGCCATGACGCGGGCCGAGATGATCGTGGAATTGCAGGGCGTCCTCGGCATCCTGGCCGACCGCGTCGACTGGGACACAATCAGCGACGCGAGCTTGCGCCGCGACGTCGAGGGCTTCCGCCGCGCCCGCGCGGAGACGGCCGAAATCCAGGCCGAGATCGACGCCGACCGCGCGGCCGGGATCAAATGACGATTGCGCTGGAGCTGCGCCTCGACGGTGCGGACGAGACGAGCCGCCGGTTCGGCCGGCTCGCCCGCGCGCTCGCGGACACGACGCCGGTGATGCAGAACGTCGGGCGCGGGCTGGTCGACAACACGCGCGAGCGCGTCCGCGCCGGGCGCGATCCGACGGGCAAGGCCTTCCGCCCGCTCAATCCAGGCTACGCCGCGACGAAGCGCGGCGCCGGCATCCTGCGCGCGACCGGGGCCCTGATGGGCTCGCTCACCGTGCGCGCCTGGACGGCTGGGGTCGAAGTCGGCACCAGCTCGATCTACGGTCGCATCCACCAGTACGGCGGCACCATCGTGCCGAAGGCGGGGGCGCGCCTCGTCTTCACGCTGGGCAAGCGGATGATCTTCGCCACGCAGGTGACCATCCCGGCGCGACCCTATCTCGGCATCGACGCGGCCGACCGGACCATGATCCTCGACACCATCGACGAGGCGCTCGCCCGCGCGCTCGCGCGCCGTTGACGGGCGCGGGCGGGCGGCGCACCATTGCTCCGACGCCGATGCCCCCGTAAGAACGAATAAGAACCGAAAGAACCGGGCTGAAGCGCCGGCCCAGGGTGTTTTAGGGTCCGCCGCGCCGGCCTCTCCACGAGCCTTTTTGCGAGCAGCGCCGCAAGCATCCCCCGCGCGCGGGGGGTGCGCGCGGGAAGGCGCGCCGGGCATGGTCGGCTCATGACGACCCTGCGCGCCGCCCTGTTCTCCGCGCTCTCCGACGCGACCCCGCCGGAGTGGGTGCAGATCATGCCGGCCGGGACGTTCCGCGGCAGGGACGGGCGCGGTCCGTACAGGCTCGCCGACGCCGGCGCCGTGATCGCGGCCTCGATGGAGGAGGCCGGCGGTCGCCTGCCGATCGACGAGAACCATGCGATCGATCTCGCCGCGCCACGGGGCGGGCCGTCGCCGGCGGTCGGCTGGATCGTCGCGCTCGAAGCGCGGGCGGACGGTATCTGGGGCCGGGTCGAGTGGCTCGACGCCGGCCGCGACCTGATCGCGGGCAAGCGTTATCGGGGCCTCTCGCCCGTCTTCCTGCACGACAAGTCCGGCACCGTGCGGCGCATCGAGCGCGCCGCGCTGACAAACCTTCCGAACCTCCCCATCCGCACGCTCCACGCCACCACGGAGACCGATCCCATGGATTTCATCGTCAAGCTGCGCGCCGCGCTCGGCCTCGCGGAGGACGCCGACGAGGCCGCAATCCTTGCCGCCGTCGAGGCCGCCGTCGCCGCCAAGGGCGCGGCGCCCGCCATGATGGCGCGGCTCGCCGCCGCCGCCGGTCTCAAGGCCGATGCGGACGAGCCCGCGCTCACGGCCGCGCTCCAGGCGCACGCCGGTGCCGCCGACACGGTCAAGGCGCTCCAGACGCAGCTCGACAGCCTCACGGCGGACATCGCCAAGGAGCGCGCGGTCGCGGCCGTCGATGCCGCGATTGCGGCCGGCAAGCCGCTGAGCCCCCGCCGCGACGCCTGGATTGCGCGTCACGTCGCCGATCCGGCCGGCACCAAAGCGGACATCGCCGCGCTGCCCTCAATCAACGACGGCGGCATCGTCGTGCCGCCCGCGCCGGGCAAGGGCGGCCTCGACGCCGACCAGAAAGCGCTCTGCGCGCACCTCGGCATCACGGAAGACGCGTTCAAGACCGCGATGAACGCCAACTGAGGACCCTGACATGGCTCTCTCCGCACCCCGCAACACCCTCGCGCGCTCCGGCGACGTGCTGGCACTCGCCGTCGCCGCGAACGCGGTGATCCATCAGGGCGGCATCGTCGCCGTCAACGCGGCCGGCTTCGCCGTGCCGGGCCAGGCGGCGGCCGGCCTCGCCGTCATGGGCCGGGCGCGGACCTCCGCGACCGGCGGCGCGGCGAACGGCGCGGTCACGGTGGAGGTCGAACCCGGCGTCTATGCCTATGCCTCGGCCGGCGGCGCCGACGCGGTCACCCGCGCGCGTCTCGGCAAGGCGGTCTACCTCGTCGACGACGAGACGGTCGCCGCGACCGACGGCGCCGGCGCGCGCTCGCTCGCCGGCGTCGTGGTCGACGTCGACGCCATGGGCGTGTGGGTCAAGATTGCACCCGGCGCGGTGCAGCCGCCGCTCGGCGCCGAGACGCGCGCGTTGGCGGTTGTAATCCCAACCCTGCAGGGCTCCGGCGTCACCCGCCTCGTCTCGCCCTTCGCCGGCACGCTGACCCGCCTCCAGTCGGTCATCGCCGGCGCGCTCGCGACCGGCGACGCGACCATCACCGCGTCGATCAACGGCACGGCCGTCACCGGCGGTGTGCTCACCATCGCCCAGGCCGGCTCCGCCGCCGGCGACGCCGACGCCGCGACCCCGAGCGCGGCGAACGCGGTCGCGGTCGGCGACGTGATCGCGCTCACCGTCGGCGGCACCAACTCGAACGCGGTCGCCGCCACCGTCACGCTCACCTTCACGGTCTGAGGCCCGACATGATCATCTCCTCCTCGAACCTCTCCAACCTGACGACGGGCTACAGGGCGGCGTTCCAGTCGGCCTTTGCCGAGGCAAAGCCGCAGTGGAAGACCTTCGCCACCTATGTGAAGTCGTCGACCGCGCTCGAAACCTACGCCTGGCTCGGGCAATTCCCCGGCATGCGCGAGTGGATCGGCGATCGCATCATCAAGAACCTCGGCCAGAACGGCTACCAGCTGCGCAACCGCGACTGGGAGCAGACGGTCGCGGTGCCGCGCAACGCGATCGAGGACGATCAGTTCGGCGTCTACACGCCGATGATGGCCGCCATGGGCGCCGCCGCCGCCACACTCCCCGACGAGCTGGTGTTTGGAACGATCGCGGGCGGGTTTGCCGCACACTGTTTCGACGGCCAGTTTTTCTTCGACACCGACCACCCGGTGAAGAGCCCGAACGGTGCGACCGCGAGCGTCTCGAACGTCCAGACCGGGTCGGGCGCGGCGTGGTACCTGCTCGATTTGGCGAAGCCGGTGAAGCCGTTCATCTACCAGGAGCGTAAGCCGGCGAGGTTTGTCGCCAAGGACGATCCGACGGACGAGCGCGTCTTCATGAAGAACGAGTTCGTGTACGGCGCCGATGCACGCATGGTGGGGGGCTACGCCTTCTGGCAGCTCGCCTTCGGCTCGAAGCAGACCCTCAACGAGACAAACTTCGACGCCGCCTACGACGCGATGACCACGTTGAAGGGCGACGAGGGGCGCCCGCTCGCGATCAAGCCGACGCATCTCCTGGTCCCGCCGAGCCTGCGCAAGGCCGCCGATGAGATCGTCCGCGTCCAGCGCAAGGCCAATGGCGCCGACAACGCGAACTTCCAGCTCGTGGACGTCGTCGTGTCGCCGTGGCTGGCGTGAGGGAGCACATATGCCCAAAAAAATCGCCGACATCGAGATGACCCAGGCGCCGCCCGCTCCCGAGACGGCGCCCGACGGCGGCGGCGCCGCGGCAGAGGCACGCGCGGCCGTGCTCGTCGCGACCGCGCAGGCCGGCGGCCGGCGCCGCGCCGGCCGGCACTGGCCGCAAGGTGCGACCCACGCCCTGCTGACACCCGACGAGATTGCCGCGATCAAGGCGGACCCGCACTTCACGGTGTCGGTGCCCGCGTGACGTTTTCTCCCGGCGGAGTGCATTTCCGTCCGCCTCGCCCGCCGGCGTCCTCTCGCGAGCGCGCCGGCGGGCACTTTCCACCACCGAGGACGAGCCGTGTTGTACCTCTACGCTTCCGTCGCGGACATGATCGAGCGCTTTGGCGCGGTCGAAATGAGCCGGGTGTCGGTCGTCGACGGCCCGGTACCGGCGCAGCCGGCGCCGGCGCGGATCGAGGCGATGCTGCGGGTCGCGACGGCCATCGCCGACAGCTATCTGCGCGCGCGCTACGCCGTGCCGGTCGCGCCGGTGCCGCCGGAGCTGGCGCGCGCGGTCGCGGCGATCGCGCGGCACGATCTGTGGACCGGCGGCGACCGCGTGCCCGCCGACGACGTGCGCTACGGCCACGACCAGGCGATCGCGTATCTCAAGCAGCTCGCGACCGGGGCCGCCTCGCTCGACGGCGCGGCGCTCGCGAGCGCCGCGGCCGCACCGGCCGGAGCGGCCGCAATCGCGACCGATCGGCCGCGCGACGTGTCGACCGAGACCATGCGGGGGCTCGTATGACGGCACCCGCCCTGACGGCCGAGCTCAACGCCCCGCTCGATCCCGTAAGCCGCGCGACCCGCGCGATCCAGGACCGTCTCAAGCGGCGTTTCGGGGCCGATTGGCAGCATCTCGTCGGCGCCGTGCCGTTCAACGCGGCCGAGTGGGCGAAGATCGCCGGCATGACGCCCTTCGTGCTGGTCGGCTTCCGGAGCTTGACGGGCGCGGGCACCACCGTGGTCGTGGGCGCGGCGACGTTCCAGATCGTCGTCGGCGTGCGCAATCCGTCGGGCTGGGACGCGCGCTTCCACGGCGACGGCCGCGGCGCCGGGCTTTTCCCGGCGCTCTGCGTTGCGGCCGCCCTGCTCGGCGGCCACCAGGTCGCCGGGCTCGGCGGCATGACCGTCACCGAGGTTGCGACCGAATTCGCCGAGGGCATGAGCGACGCCGCCGTCGCCTTCGGCTCGCTCACCGTGACCATGCCGCTCTCCCTCGCCGACACCGTCAGCGAGACCGGCGCGCCGCCCGACTTCCAGGGCTTCGCGCCGTTCCCGGCGCCGCCGGGCGGCACCGTACCACCGATCATCGATCTGTCCCCGGAGGCTACACCATGACGCGTCTCCTCGTCCCGGCCCAGGGCCGGACCGTGCCCCTCGAAACCGGCGCGCCCTGGCCGACGGAAGCCGGCGCACCGATCCCGTACGACCCAGGCGACAGCCGCTACGTGCGCCGCCGCCTCGCCGACGGCGACCTGGTCGTCGCCCGTCCCGGCGCGCCCAAGCCGCGCGCCGAGCCCGCCGATCCCAAGAAGCAGGAGCGCTGAGCCGTGACCAGACAGAACATCGTCTCGTTGAGCGAGATACCGTACGACTGGGTGAAGCCGGGCGTCTTCCTGGAGGTGCGCCCGAACTACGTGAACATGGGCCGCATCCCGTGGCCCGCCAAGACGCTGCTGCACGGGCCGATCGGCGCGGCCGGCACGGCGGCAGCCGGCGTCATCCGCGCGCTCACCCGCCCCGAGGAGGCCGACGCCTGGTTCGGCCGCGGCACGGTGACGGCCGCCATGGCGCGGCTCTACCTGACGCACGATCGCGGCACCCCGCTCTACGCGCTCGGCTGCACCGAGGACCCGGCCTGGGTCGCGGCGGCGGCGACGGTCAATTTCAGCGGTGCGGGGCGCGGCACGGTCCCGCTCTATATCGCCGGCCGCCGTGTCGACGTCGTCGTCAACGCCGCCATGACCCCGACCGCCATGGCGGCGGCGGCGGCGGCCGCGGTCAATCTGCGCGACGACCTGCCCGTGACCGCCGCGGCGAGCGGCCCGGCGGTGACGCTCACCGCCAAGAACAGGGGCGCGATCGGCAACAACATCGACGTGCGCGTCGGCTACTTCGCCGACGAGAGCGCGCCCGCTGGCGTCGCAGTCGCGGCCGCGGCCATGTCGGGCGGCGTCGGCGAGCCAAACGTCCAGACGCAATTCCTCGATCCGGTGCCGGACGATGCCTGGTACACCGACCTCGTCTCGCCCTACACCGCCCAGGCGAGCCTCGCCGCCTACGAGGCGCATCTCGCTCTCGCCTATCAGGCCATGGGCCGGCGGGATTGCCACCTGTGGACCGCGCGCGCCGGCACCTACGGCCAGCTGATGACCTTCGCCGACACGGTCAACAGCCCATTCGTGACCGCGCTCGGCGTGAACCGGTGTCCGATGCCGGTGTGGGAGGTCGCGGCCGCGCTGGCCGCCGGCGCTCTGCCGCGCCTCAACGACGACCCGGCGCGCCAGCTGCGCTCGCTCGACATCCCGGACGTCCTGCCGCCCGTCGCGGCCGACCGCTTCATCGAGACCGAGCAGAACTTCCTGCTGAAAGCCGGCATCGCGACCTTCGAGGCGGTCGGCGACGACCGGATCGTGATGGACCGCATCGTCACGACCTACAAGAGGACGGCGCTCGCCATCCCCGACCGCGCCTGGCTCGACGTGATGGTGCCGAAGACCATGAGCCACATCCGGTACGACTGGCGCATGTACGTCTCGCTCCTGTACCCGCGCCACAAGCTCACCGCCGACGAGAGCTTTGCCGCCCGCTCGAACACCGGCAGCGTGGTCACGCCCGGCCGCATGAAGGGGTCGTGGGCGGCCCGCTGCAAGCTCTACGAGGAGTATGCATGGATCGAGGACGTCGAACGCACCGTGAAGGAAAGCCTGTTCGCGGTCGATCCCAGCGACCGCAACCGCATGCAGGGGCGCCAGCAGGTCTCGATCATCGGGAACCTGATGCAGCTCGTCGGCGCGCTCGAATTCCAAGTCTGAAGAGGGGTTGAGCCATGGTACAAGTTCTCGGCATCGTCGAAATCGTCTGGCGCGGCCGGCTGATCCCGGTCGAGAAGGGGGCGAAGGTCAAGCCCTCGGGCATCAAGAACACCGCCGTCGTCTACGGCACGCGGGTTGACCGGGCGCAAGAGTATGTCGGGGGCGAGGTGACCGCGACCACGCATCTGCGCCGCGGCGAGCGCTTGTCCGACCTTGTCTCGCCCGAGGAGGGCGAACTCCAGGTGCGCTGCGACACGGGGCAGGTCTTCGTGTCCCGCGCGGCTTTCCTGACAGAGATGCCCGAAGCGACCGGCGGCGAGGGCGGCAAGATCGAACTGAAATGGGCCGGCGTGTTCGAGGAGATCGAAGCATGACGAAGGTGGCGAAGGTCGCGATGGAGTTCACCGAGGACGCCGAGCTGGTGGCCGCCGCCCCGCCGTCGCCGGCCGAGACCTCGGCCGAGGAGGATGCAACCGGCGCGGTCGAGCTGCCGAAGGCGGCCGTGCTCGCCGAGGACGGGAGCGTCACCCTCAAGCTCAAGCGGCCGATTACCGTCGGCACGATCGAGCCGGGCGGAGCAAAGGGCGCCTGCGTCTACGCCGAGCTGACACTGCACGAACTGACCGGGGCGGATCTGCGCAAGCTGATGAGCGCGAAGCGCGAGGATGCCCCCATCCTCATGCTCCAGCTCTCGACGCGCCTGACGCTCCACCGCGCCCGGCAGCTGTTCGACCAGATGACACAATCCGACATCACGGCACTGACGCGGGTGATCGATTTTTTCGATCCGGATGGCCGGACGACTGGCCGCTCTACGTAGCAGCCGTCGCCCAGGCCTATGCCGGTGCGCTCTCGCTGCCGGCGGATCGGATGACGGCCACCGAGCTGGCGTTCTGGCACCAGGCCGCGGTCGAGCTCGAGAGCCGGCGCGCGGCGGCGGCCGAGGCCAAGCGAGGGTGAGATGAGCCGCACCATGAACGTCTCGGTCGTCGTCGACCTGCGCGAGCGCGCCTCGCGCGGGCTCGACGCCCTCGGCCGTCGCTTCGACCGGCTGCGCGCGCTCGCCGACCGGGCCTCGCAGGCGGCCGGCCGCGCGCTTGCGGCCGCGCAGCGCACCGTGGCCGTCGGGGGCGCCATCACCGCGCTCGCGGGAGGGCTGACCTTCGTCGGTGCGATCCAGTCGGCGGCGGCACTCGACGCCCGCCTGCGCGACGTCGCGATCCAGGCCGGTGCCGTGGGGCGAGAGGTCGACGCCTCGGTCCTCGCCCTCCAGCGGCGCTTCGCGGCGCTGGAGATTAGGACCGGGCAGGCCGGCGACCAGATCGCGGCGGCCTATCTCCGGCTCGTCCAGGCCGGCATGAGCCCGGCCCAGGCCGACGCCATGATCGGGCCGTTGTCCCGGTCCGTCGTCGCTCTCGGTACGGAGTTCGGCGCGACCGGCGGCGCCGTGCGCGCGCTGCAGCGCGACATGGGGCTCACGGCGGACCAGATCGAGGGGGCGTTCGGGCGGATCATGGCCGGGGCGCGGCTCGCCAACGTCCAGGTCGGCGGGCTGGTCGGGGACATCCCGAAGATCGCGCAGGCCCTCGGGCAACTCGGCATCCGGGGACCGGACGCGCTCGGCCGCGTCACGGCGATGATCGCGGCGGCGCGCCGCGCCGGGGGCACGGACGAGCAGGCGCGCTCGTCGGTTCTAGCTCTTATCGAGGGTGCTGCCGGGCGAGAGGCGGAGGAGCGGTGGCAGAATGCCGGCATCGACCTGCCCGCGATGATGAGGGATGCCGATCGGCGTGGAATTCAGCGGTTTGACGCAATTGTCCGTGCCATTCAGCGGTACACAGGTCTTGATGCATCCGCGATAGGGCGCGCTCTCAAACGAGCTGAGCTCCAGGGTCTCACGCCCGAGCAGGCAATGGACCGGATTGTAGCCGAGCTGTCGGCCAGCCGCGTCGGTGAGAAGCTAGAGCAGCTGATGGGTGGGCGCGACGGCATGCGCGCGCTCGTCGCCGCGATTGCCGACGTGCAGCGGCTCAATCGCGAGACGGCCGCCGCTAACACCGATCCGACGGGTGTGTTCGAGCGCGCTTATGCCGACCGCCTGCGCTTGTTCGGGGTGACGATGCAGCGCGTCGGCGCCATCAGCACCCAGCTGCGCAACCGCATGGGCCTCGCCTTCGGGCAGATGGCCGGCGAGGCCCTGCCTCATCTGGAACGGCTGCTCGACGCGATCGCCGGCCTCGACCAGCGGCTCCCCGGCGTCGTCGACGGGTTGATCCAGGGCGCGGGTGCGCTCCTGGTGTTTGCGACCACGCTCGGCGTCGTCGGCCTGGCCGTGCCCTTGGTGGTCAAGGGTTTCGGCGTCCTTGCCAACGCGGCGAAGCTGCTGTTCGGTCCCCTGGGACTGCTGGCGGCGCTGGTTTTCTTCGTCTGGTGGAACTGGGACCGTCTCAGCGCCGGCATCGCGCGGGTCGCGAACGGGGCGTGGAGCGCCGTCGGCGGCGCCATCAACTGGCTAGCGGGCCTGCTCAAGGGCGATTTTGCGCAGGCCGCGCACGGCGCGCGCGGCATGTGGGAGGGCCTGTCCGAAATCGTCCGCGGCGCCGGCGACATCCTCCGCAACGTCGCCAAGGTTTTCGACGAGGCTATCACCTGGATCCTGCACCAGGTCGACCGGCTCGCCGGCACGAACCTCGCGCAGGCGTGGGAGGGCTTCAAGGCCGGCGTCTCGGACGCACTCGACGCGGCGAGGACGGCGGTCACGGAGTGGACCACCTGGTTCCTCGGCTTGCCCGACCGCATCCTCGGCGCGCTCGGTACACTCGACCTGGCGGGGTGGATACGTAGCGCCGTCGCCGGAGCACAAGCCGTCATCGACGAATGGGTCACCTGGTTCGCGACGCTGCCCCGGCGCATCATCGAGGCGATTGGCGCGATCGACCTCTCGAACCTCATTCGCTGGCCGAGCATGCCGTCATGGTTCGGCGGCGGCAGCGGCGGCGCCCAGCCCGCGACGCCGGCGCCGCCGGGGCCTGGCTCCGGCCTCGGCCGGCAGGGCTTCGCGCCGGTGACGGGGTCGACGCCGCAGCTCGCGCGCGCCGAGGTCGGCGGGCGGATCGACGTACGCGTCACCGGCCCGGCGCAGGTCACCTCGACCACGTCGACCAATCGCAACGTGCCGATCAGCGCCGACCGCGGCGCGGTGACGGATCGGGTCTGATGGTCTGGCCGGTCGCAGCCCTCGTCCCGGGCCTGCGCCCCGCGCTGTTCCGGGGCGTGCCCTTCCACGTGGTCGACGTCACGAGCGATCACGGCCGCCGCCTCGCCGAGCAGTGGTTTCCGGGCACGGACATCGTCGCCTACGAGGATCGCGGGCTCTTCCTCGGACAGATCAACGTCGCCGCCTTCGTTATCGGCGACGACTATGTGGCCCGCGCCGCCGCCGTGGCAGCGGCCGTCTCGGCGCCCGGCGCCGGCCTCTACGTCGACCCGTGGCGCGGGCCGATGCTGGTCGTGTGTCCGCAGAAGGCGCTGCAGATCACGTACTCGGTCACGGAGCTGCGGGTCGCGTGGCTCGACCTGTGCTTCTCGCCCGTGCCCGTGACCCCGCCGCTCGCGCCACCGTCGCTGCCAAACCTCCTCGGCGCGGTCGCGCGGGCGGGCGGCGTCGCCGCCGGTCTCGTCGGTTCCGCCCTCGGGGTCGTCGCCGGCGCGGTTGCGATCGTCGCGGGCGCCGTCGGAGCCGCCGCGCGGGTCGCGGCGACCGTGGTCGCCGTGATCGCGGCGGGGCGTCTTGCTGAACGCCTCGGACCGACGATCGAGCGTGCCGCGCGGCACATGACGCGCGAGGCCGGGATGCTCGGCCGCGCCACGATCGCGGACACCGGCCCGCTCGTTGTCGGCCTCGTCGATTGCTTCGCGCGCGACCTCGCCGCCGAGCCCGCGCCGGCGGTCGCCCCGCGCCGGGCCGGGGCCGCGCCGGCGGCAATCCCGCCGCGCGTTGCGACCCGGGCCATGCTCGACGTCGCCGCCG